ATCGTCAGAAGTCTATTCGGGCGCAAGGCGCGACCCGGCTTTTGGGGTAATTACCGGGCATCGTCAAGCTTCTTCTGTATCCCTTCCCCCGAGAGCCTCACCGTCTCATCGTCGGGATGCTGATACCCCTTCGTTGTCACGCTCGATGCGTGTCCCATGAGCTTCTCGATATCCGGCTGCTCTAGTATCTCCATCTTGTACGTCCCGAAGCTGTGCCGGATGTAGTAGGGCGTCCAGTCCTTGCCTTCATAGCCCAGCTGAACCAGCGCGCGCTTGAAGGCGTTTTCGGTCGGGCCTTGCGATACCGGCTTTCTGCGGTGCGGCGCGACAAAGATAAAATCCATATCGTCAGGGAGGTGTGTTTCCTCCCGCCAGATCCGCAATTCCTGAATCGTCCTCTCGGAAAAATATGCAGGGCGGACGATGTTCGTCTTTGTTCCCTTAACCTTGTCACTTTTCCCCGCCTCGATCGCCGTCCTTATGGCGACGAACCTTTTATCAAAGTCGATCTGCCCCCAGCGCAGCGCCCGCAGTTCACCTGGACGCGCCCCGGTGTCATTCATGCAGAAAAAGAAGCAGACATACATCGACGATCCGTAGAGCTTTACCGCGGCTGGGTGAGACTTCGGACAGAGCTTCAGGAGAACATCGCGAGGCAGGGCGCTTCTAGGCTTCTCAGGGGCCTTGTTATACTTCCCGACGAGGCCGACAGGATTTGATCCATGAAGCAACCCTACCGATAGCCAATAATCGAACATGAGGCCGAGGGCATACCGCATTTTATTTCGCGTCCCTCTGGCATAAGGCTTGCCGTTGATCTTCATAAAGCCAGCCAGGGCGAGCTTGAGCATCGGGGCATCGATGAGCCTGATGTCATAATCCCCGAACAGTAGAAGGAAATTGTTTTTAAGGAATCCGGAATAGATAGAGAGTGTGGCGTCGGTTCTCGTCCATCCCATGCTTTCCTGATCCTTATCCCAGGCGCCGCCACGGCCAAAGAAGCCCTGCGAGAGTTCCTGGAAACTATGGCTCTTGGATCGAGTAGATAGAAGGGCTTCCCGGTTCCTTTCCGCCCAGGCAATCGCCCGGTCACGGTCTTCGTAAGGGGAAAAGAAGGTTCCATCAAAGCCCAGAAAAGAGACGCGGAAGCGGTGATCGCGTGGCGATACTCGCTCAGCGCGGATAGGCTGTTTTGTTCTTGGCATAGGGCAATAATAGCCCTGTTTTGGAGATAGCGCCACGGATAACGCCACGTAAAAGAAAAAGCGGCTTATAAATCGTTATTTGGTAACGAAATATAAGCCGCTTAAATAGCCCCTACGGGTACCGTATCGTGTAAGAATGTGGAATTACTTAACCGCCCGACATGGTTTTTGATAAGTATATTTCAATAGTGTTAGGGTTTTTGAACGCATATCGCCACGCAAAGTGAATCATTGCCCCAAGAATACGATCGCCAAAATGCTCGATATTGAAACCCCTAAAAGAAGCCCAGCCCCACCTGCAATCGCCACCGTTCCCCAGGTTGGCCCGTGTTGCTCTTTCTCCATCGTTTCATGCATCGATCGATAAAAGCTTTCCCACCACGCCGCGTCAGGCTGGCCGTCGAGGAGCCCCTGCCTGTAGCCTTCATTGAAAGACTTCTCCGCAGCCTCTTGTCCTTCGTCTACCGATGCGTCGAGGAGTTCAGCGACCAGTTCGTTCGGAGAGGATTGCCCGGATTCTAGCCCGTACATCTCCGGGGAGGCTTTGGATGATGGCGTCTCTTGCGCCAGTAACCTCATTGGAACGAGGAGAAGCGTCCACAAGATCAGCAGGATCTGCATTCTTGATCGCATCGGTAGCCTCCTTTTTTACTTCGTCGGCTTTGCCGGCGGCCGCCAGCTCTGTATCTATTCTCTCGAGCCTTTTACCTTGCTGGTTGGCGATGGAAATTGAGATCCAGGAAGTGATGGCCAGGATGGCGATGAGGGCGAGGGCGGCTATGGTGAGGGGCTTGAGTTTCATTCTTTCCCTTCTTTAGTGAGTTCCACCCGATAGTTCTTCGACACATTGACGCTCTCGGCAACGTTCCAGCCCTGCGATATGCCGGAAAGCGAGACAAGCGCAGCAACTACCGGGACAGCGATAGTCCTTGCCCCTACCGAATCGACGGCGAGAGTGACGAAATAGACGGCCAAAAGGCCCCAGTACGCGGCCCAGAATGCAGCCGCTTTCTTCAAGCCCTGGAATTTCATCGCATATACTCCTCGGGATTTATCCGCGCGGCGTAGTCATCCAGCCGCTTTACGCTGTGGTGGATCTCCCAATGGACATGAAGGCCGGTCGCGCCTGAGACAAAGCCTGCGTTCCCGACAGGGCCGAGAATGTCCCCGGCTTCGACTGGCACCCTGATCGACCGGAGAATCCTTGCCGGGAAGCGCGTTTTCTTGATCGTCTCAAAATGGTCCTTGTAGTGAATATCGACCGACGCTTTGGCCGATCCGTCGAGGATGATGTCTGCCCAAAAGTGGGCAAGGATATGCAGGCGGGCGTGTTGCGTTTCCTCGATGACGATGATGCCGCCAAAAACGTCCTCGAAATAGTCGTGCCAGGGAAAGCCGAGGATGGTCGGCTTTTCGTTCTTGTCCCAGCCGTCGCCCCGGATGATGACGAAGCCCTGCGCGACTCCCTTGACCGGGCTTCGCGAGAGGCCGTCGCCCCCGGCGATATCGAGGGCGCCATGAATATGCTGGCCGGGGTTTGATAGGGGGCGTGGGTCGCTGAATCCTGCGGTTATGGTTCCGCCCTTGATGACGTTCATTTTGGCACCGCCTGGACGATTTTCGCCACTTCGATTAGCTTTGCCGCGCCCATAAGCAACGAACCTGCCGATGATATGATGGCGACAGCGATTGCTATTTTTAGCTCTGTTGTCGCTGTCTTCATTTTGGCATGGGCTTCAAGATGCGCGTTGATCTTGTCGGAGGCGCCACAAGCTACCTTTTCGGTATCATCAATGCGTTTATCATGATCTCGAACCTGCGACCTAATTCCATTGTCACGCGTCCGGTCGTCGCCCCAAAAGGCCGTAGCAAGCTCGGTCACGAAAGCGGTAAGTTGTGCAAGATTATGAATCTCCATATTGCCCCCAATTTTTTAGCTTTTATCGCGTTGCCGCGAAACATTACATTAGCAGGATCCCCACCATTCAATCGCTGCTTTGGCTGCTATCTTTGCCTCTGCGCGGAAGGCATTGTATTCGGCATAATCTATATCAGCAGGATCGGCAAATGCTTTATTAAGCATTGCAATTTCAGCATCTTTGCCATAATGCGTTCCGATAATCGCATCAACAAAAGCCCCATAATCGAGCGTTGCCGTTTCGGCATACTCGTAATCCCACGCTTGGCGCGCGATGCCTTGGTCATCGAAAGTGCGCTCTGTTACATTAAAACGCACCTGATACATCCCATTGGTCTGTACTACGAGAGCCGGCACAAAATCAGCAGAGCTGTTATGCAGCATTTTTAACACTCCTTTTAGAAACTCCGTATTTAATCACTAATGATTGGACATTCTTCGTGAAGTATTTTTTTACCAAATTTCTAGTATTTGCCAATTTCATCCAACCGACAAAACTCATTGAGCCGCTCGTTACTTTCGTAGAAGGAAGAATGTCTGATTTAGCTATTTTTATAAGGTTTTTGATGAATCTCTGTTTAATCGCTTTTCGAATAAGAATATGATTCTTGAAAAATACATAACCAAGAAAATCAATCCCTCGTTTGTCAATGGGGAATATTTGCCAATTTTCTTTTATTGTTACTCGAAGCGGGTCAACCTTAATCCGCATAGCCTTAAGTAATTCTCGAAGCTTTTCTTTACTATTGCTCAGTACGACAATATCGTCACAATAACGATAGTAGTATTTTGCTTTTAATATTTCCTTTGAGTAATGATCGAAATACGACAAGTATAAATTTCCAAAATACTGCGATAAATAGTTACCAATAGGAACACCGCTCGCCGAATCTATTATTTCATTCAATAGCCATAAAAGATCTTTGTCCTTAATTTTTTTTGCGATTATACCTTTCAAGATATCATGATTTACTGATGGATAAAATTTCTTTATGTCAATTTTAAGACAATAGTCAAGATCAGGATGTTCATGCAAAGTTTTCTTTATTCTCAATACAGCATCTTTTATACCGCGATTCTTGATTGATGAAAAAGTATTTCTTATAAATACCGAATTCCATATCGGGCCTATAACCTGCAAGATGCAATGATGAATAATTCTATCTGAAAAATATGGAAGCTTATAGATGACACGCTCTTTTGAATAAAACTTCCTTGTAAATATGCTATATTCGCCATTCCTGAAGGTTTTATTTTTTAGCATGTCCTGTATTTGCTTAAAATAAAACTCTGGATTTTTATCAACCATTCTGACTTCTTTATATTTAGTTTTGTGTTTTCTTGCGTTTTTGTGGGCTAAGCGTATATTTTCGAGATCATATATTTTGTCGTAAAGATTCCCGAAGCGTTTCATACAAAGCCCTTTTGTTTATTTCTCCAACGAGCGTTCGGTCTAGCCCTACCAGCACGTATTTTGGAATTGTTATTTTTCACCAAGAGGTGAGGAACTATGGATAAAAGCAAGAAAACACTATTAAACAACCTGAGCGCTGATATTCTGATTCGCATTGGCTGAGGAATTATTGCAATTCCAATACCAAGTCCCTGCATTAGCTCCATTATTCGAATTACCTCCGAGTTTAGCTACCTGCTATGCGCTCAATCCATAGTCCCTTAAAATTTACATTACTGCTTTAATAAACCAACCCGAGCGCCGAAATCCTGATCCGCATAGGCCGAGGAAGCATTGCAATACCAAGACCAAGCCCCCGCATTAGCCCCATCAGCCGAACTACCCCCGAGCGAAGCCACCCGCCAGGCGGTTGACTGATAATAATAGTCAGTTATTTTATGTGAACCATCGGCAGGAGAACCAACGGCTTTCGGTAAAAACCCCCTTGTTATTGCCAGCAATGTGCTGATGTATCCATTTGCAGCTGGCATCGACCCGAGCAACGTATAGCCTGACGCTGTATCGTCGGCCATCGTTGCGATTGTGTTATTAACATAGGCCGCATTAGCGTTAATGTTAAATCCATCAACCCACTTCCAGACGTGCCCGAAGAAATTTTCAATACCTCGATATGATAAGTATTTCGATTCCTCGGTGGCGGCGGCTGTTGCCCCTGCGTTGTTCCCTGTCACGTTTCCAATAGCGTTTGAGTTTCCAGCTTTAGCGATAGGGAAGTAATTATTATATGCAAGCCAGTTGCTTACATTAGTAATTCCCGCGCCAATTTTATTTTGAGAATAGAAACTTCCATATTCAACAAGGATCAAAATCTGCACAGCAAACGCCATGTCGTAAGTCTGCTGTGTCCATCCTGCCCCCCTATTCTTGGCAAGCTGTCTGAATCCCGCCCTTGTTTTATAGGTAAGCGGAGCAAGACCCGATACCGAGGAGAGCTTGTCGCCTGTCGTGGCAGTAGTGTCAACCTGAGGGAGCACCGAGGCGCTAGCTGCTGTCTCATCGGTAATCACCTCGTCTATGGTAATGCTTTGATCGGAAACCGTAGCCACCGTCACCGTTGCATTATTGAGCGTCGTCCCTGTGATGACCATTTTTGAGCCAATCACGCAATTTTTGAACGGTGCCGTAGAAGCTGTCGAAGTGATGGTTTTTGTCAATGCCACAAAAGACACAGCCTGTGATAAAACCCCAGCACCACCAGATGCTTTCGATGCCGAAACATCATAATACGATGCCTCGTAAGCTCCAATAAAAGCCTTCGACATTTCTGTCGTACCCTGTAAAAACATGGGATGGAGTTCAAAGCCAGGAAGCTGGTATTCTGATATTTTCCATGTGTGCAGAGTACCGACGTATGAATATGAGTAATAGAACTTCGGGATTTCAACCATCACTTGACCATCGGTACCATCAAGCACCGAGGCGGTGACACCGTCTTCCTTGAGCGCTGAATTTGTAGGATGTAGATAATACGCGACGACACCAGCGTCAGTTACCACGCATCGGCGCATCCCTTTCTGTACTTTAAGATAATTTGGATGAGTAGAGGCGCGACCAAAAGTCGTGTAGGTGTCAGTCGATTCGTCCCAGGTTACGCCATCAAATTCTGTCAAATATCCGCCAGCCGCCAGCAATGCCGCCACGTCTGCTCCGACGGCAGGGACTGCCTTTGCGGCGGATTCCACCCCCCTAGTGGCAAGCATCATTATACCCTTTACAGCGGTCGTTGCGTCACTTATCCACGCATCAAGCTTCCCGGAAGCATTAGCTTTCGACAGCGCATTCGCGGCAGGGGTCGCGGTACCAAGCTCATTACTTCCGCCATGCTTAAACGCGATAGCGAGAGCTGCCTTTACCTGTGCCCATGTGCTTTTCTGCGCGGCATGGGCGGCTGATACGCTTGGGAACACATCAGCGTCGGCAGGCGTAGCGGTTTCCGCACCGGCCTCGACTGTTGCGAGGAAAAGCGCCTTAACAACTGCTTCAAACCCTGCCTTTGTCCAGCGTTTCAACGCTCCACCGACAAGCACCAAGATATGATCGGGCGCGGCGGCGACTTCTGCGGTGGCGTTTGCAATCGCGGTGACATTGGCCTCGTCGGTGACATCGGCAGCGGCCTCGATGCCTCCGAGCTTTATTTCAGCGGCGTCGTCGAAATCGTTGGTTGAGAGCCCTTTTCCGGCCTCCTCTTTTTGGTACTGCGCATGCGGGTCGAGATCGGCCACATGGCCAGCCAGCGCCCCGGCGGCGGTTGCTTCGGCGGCGGCCTGGGCGGAGGAAGAAAGTCCCGTAATCGTTGCCCACGTCATCGTTTGGAATACCGATCCGGTAACATCCCAGAATGTGATGAGGTCGGCATCGGCAGGAGCCGCGCTCGCCGCCTCATTGAACAGGTCGGCAAACTCGCACACGGCCACGAGCGCCGCTTCCCTGGCGTTCATGTCTGAAATGTCATCATAGGCGGGAAGGACACCTATCGCGTATGTTCCTGGAGAACTGTAATTGATCGATGCTGGTCTCGACATATTTACTCCTTATTGCTTTCAATGTTCATTAAATTAAGACCATATAGCCGATCCATCCGTGGAGCCGTAGACGCCAATGCAATAAAGGGTTCCTGATGCAGCGTTCACCCCTGAGTTAATAAACCTATATCTACCAGGATTGAGTGCCACATATCGTCCCGTACCGTTTTCTACTGTATAATATGAACCGTTGTAGTATGCCTGTAGTGCTAGGTTGTTCGAGAAAATAAAAATACAAGATATGGGCTTATACACGTAAAATATGGCACTAGATTCTTCCTCCGATAATCCTCCGCTGGCTTTGGTCGCTATTGGGGTTGAATCGTCATCTATTTTGTAGGAATTTATCGCAACATCGGTGGTGATTGCCCCTGTCGCGCTAAGCGTGCTAACCGTCGTAGCCCCAAGGCTACAACTTAGCGAATGAAGATAATCCGCCCAGAAGGACGAGGTTTCACTGCTGCTTGAAGGTGTGGCAACTTTGGTGAGATAGAGCACATTATTTGCAAAAAGCAAATAGAGCCCATATTTTTGATCCCTAAGAACAGGCTGGGTTGTTCCAGCGAGATAAATTAGAAATCTATCGACCCAGGCCCCGCCGGATGCATATTTTAGGGCGATAACTTCAACATCTCCAAGTAGCGTGGAGGCTTTTGATATCTGTATTTTGTCGCCGGTTGGAGTACCGGTAAGGTCATGAGTGCCTACACAAATTCCTTCATTCGCAACGGAATCTGAGCCGTCATTGCTTATGATGACTCTTTTGTCATTGCTCTGCACCACAGCCCCGGTAATGGTTCCTGTTGCCGTAACATCTTGCGCGAATACTCTTTTAGCAATCAATAAATCAACAGCCTGGCTACTTTCCCCAATGCTGAGATAATCCGTAGATGGCCCATATCCTGCATCAACAGCAGCAAGGACAGAAAAAGCACACGAGGCGACAATCTCTTCACTGAGGGCGCTTTGCCTTTGCCAGACCGTCCCTGTCCATTTATAAATTCCTCGCTCCGAGGTTCCCGGCGTTGCTGAAAAAAGGAGAATCCAGTCATTGACGATAGGGGCGGTATAATATTCTGTCGTTGTCGAAACAAAAAGGAACGAGCCACGGAAACGAGATACAAGGGCAGGGACGGCGGCGGCCGCCTCTGCTTCAATGGCAGCCTTATAGGCAAGCAAGATCGCCGCGTTGAGCGCTTCCTTCGCATCATAGTACGCCCGCCATGTCGCCTGATAATCCACCCCAACGATATCAGTTGTTTCCGAGAGCAAAGCGTCAGCAATCCATGAAGGGTATCCTGAAGCCCACGCCACCCCAGCATTAAGATAATTGGCCAAGGCGGTAAATGCCGCGTCATAGGCCGTTTTCTCTGTCGTCACCGAATAAGTGTCCGCTCGGCTATCGAGGACATCCTTCTCGGATGCGATGATATTCCACGCTTCACGCGCTGCGATCTTTTTGTCCGGAGTGAACTGGTCTTCTGAGTTGATGTTGCTTACTTCCCGCGAAACTTTCCAAGCATCTTCGAGGGCTTGCCGGACAGAATAGCCGTATCGCGCGAAGTAATTCCGGTTTTTCAACGTCACAAAAATGCGGAATTGATCGACTCCGAAACAGGTAATTGTCCGCTGAATAACCGTATAGAGCCCAGTCATGCCAGCGGGGTAATTGCTCGGCGTTCCTGGCACGGCTTCATCGGTCGGCAAGGCCACATCGGTTGGGAAATGGCCGGAATAGAGTTCCCATGTCTGATAGAGCGCGGATTTTACAAGATCATGGCAGGTACACGTAAGGGTGATTTCCCTCTCGGCATACTGGGCAAGCCGCGCAGAGGCTTCCGTTCCCGCCTTTGTGGGGTTATGGATCGAGCCATCGGATTCGACCTTTTCAATCTTCCCGGAAGTCCCGGAAAGTGCTGCAATCTCGGCCAATAAGGTGGCATTGGTCGCCGTGCCGATAATCCTTGAGCTCGCGCCCTTCATGATCTGGACAGTTCGGAGATCCTTGTACGCGTCTACGCGCCTGAGGCCAGTGATGCGCGTTGGTGCCGTCACCTGAGGGAAGTCGGTCGAGAGAAGGAAATAAAATTTCTTATCCGGTGCTATGTACCAGCTCGCCCCGTCGCATCGCCGCGCCAAGTCTTCGAGGATCGTCCCGGCCTGTTCATAGGACTTCTTATAGCTGTCGATCTGGACGGTTGTGGTTGAAATGCTTCCGAGAGTAAGGCCTTCCTCAGCGAGATAATCGTCGAAAATATCCTGCACAATTTCATGAACATATTTATTATACCAATTCGCCGACACAAGTCTGCGGTTCAGGATAGCTTCAAGGCTCTGGATCGAGATCGTACACACCCTTGTCTCAAACCCTGTTTCATATTCAGGCGTACTGACATTCTCAATATGCCCCGAAAAAACCGCCACGGAATCGATAAGGATTTCAACCGATTGCAAAGATACGGGGATTGGCAAGGCATCGAGCTTGACCTGGATCATTGTGCTCGAGACTGCGCGCGCCTGCTCCGTGATCCGGACAGAATCAGTCACGGCCCTATAGGTGACACCGCCTATTTTTACTTCAGTTGCCATACGCGCTCTTTGCGAAATCATCGCTGTACTGGAAAGCTACGCGGCCAATCTCGCGCCCATCGATCTGGATTATTCCCTGCGTGTTGACGTTGATCGTCTGCACGCCCGCCACGCGCCCCGCCATCCCGATATCTCGAAGCCCATTCACTGGCCCGATGGAAATTCCCTGTTCTCGAGCTTCCTGGGCAATGCCGGCGGGCAAGATCATTTCGGAATCGTGAATCTTTGCGTACTGGTCGCCACGCACCGAGAGAGAACCAATATCGTAGGAGAACGCGCCTTCAACCAATTCCGTGGCGATCTGCGCGGCATTCGCGGCGCTTGCGTAGAGAGCGGCCAACTGAGTTCCAAGCGATTCAAGTTGCCCGGCTGAGAATCCATTAGCGATCCCGGTAGCGATCTGCTGACCAATGGTGGCGACAGACGCCATGAAGGTTTCGGTATAGACTGCCGCCTGGATGACGGACTTCCGGATGTATTCCTCCATTGCGTAGAGGAAATCATCCTGGGAGAAACCGTTTACAAGGTTGTCGATTATGGCGTCGGTTATGTCTTTCCCGAGGCTCTGTAAGGATTCATAGAACGAGGCCGCTTGAGACTTTATCTTCCCGAATACTGCCGCGTAGGCTTCGCTCGCCTTGCCCGATTTCGTCCACAATTCTCTATTTGTTTTCAGGGCTTCGTTTTGTTCATCGAGGGCGTCATTGAATCGATGCGCGGCTTCCTCGGCGCTCACCATGCCCTCGATATACCCAGCCCCTACAAAGGCAGCCCCAGCGGCCGCCAATGCCACAACGGCTCCGGCGGCTGCAGCGGCAGCCCCGGCAAAGTCCAGCACGAGGAGGTGGGTAATCCCAAGGATGGCGACATAGGCGGCCTGGGCGAGTAATTGATGGCCGAGAGAGCGAAGAACGCCAGCAAGGGCTCTGAGCGCTGAATTTCCCCAGCCTGTCCAATCCGCATCACCGGTGACTATCGACTGGCCGAGCGTTTCGAAGGCGCTGCCTACCGAATCTTCAACAGCTACGGCTACAGTTCCGAGAACATCGCTCCAATCTTCGGCATCTTTTTTTATGCCTTCAATAAGTTCTTTCCATGCAACTTTAATATTTGAAATAGTGTCTTCAAACGTCGGCAAGTCGTTAAGCTGCTCGGTGAAGTCGCTCCTGGGCGCATTCCCAACCGGGGCCACCCCTGATTGCCCCATCGCTCCTGGCTTGTTCTTAAATTCTATGGCGAGCGCATCGAGCGCGGCATTCATAACTTCCGAGAGAGCCGTTTCTACGCCCTGCTCTTTCTTCCAATTCTCGAGCCCATCCCTGAACGCCTGCCCATACGCGACGGCCCCGGTCTGGGCGGCCTCAAGGGAAGCCGGGATGACAATATCAGCGACAAGTTGCTCGGCGAAGTCCTCACGGCCCGCCGCCATGCCTTCCGGGGTTAATCCCGACTGTCCGGCTGATCCCGTCTTCGCTCTAAACTCTGACTCAAGCGCCGCGATGGCTGCCGCGCTCTGGGCTTCCGCTTCGGCTGCTATGGCTTCCATTTGGTCGGCGATAGACTGCCCATCTCCGAGCCCTTCCGGGGTTAGCGTTGACTGCCCGAATACTGAAGCCTTGGCCTTGAGTTCGGCCTCCATCATAAGGACGAGCTGAGCCAGGAAGTCCTCGCGGCCCGCGGCGTACCCTTCGGGGACAATACCGGACTGACCTCTCGCGCCAGGCTTCTTGGCATACTCGGTAACCATCTCGTCGAGAATTTCACTTGGAGATTTTTCGTCAGGGCTTGTCCTTCCCGCTCCCGGTGCAACCTCACCATTCCAGTCTGGCGTAAACGCTACCCTGAGTGCATCGAGTATTTTCCCCTTGAGCGCGGTCGCTTCCGGGCCAAGGTCGAGGGCGTCAATGTCAAAGAAACCTTGAAGGGAACTTTCCCAGAATGACGATACTTCCTCATCAGAATAGGGGTGAAGCGCGTTTCTGGTTGTGAAGGTGGTGATCTTCTCAAGGAGGCTTTCTGCAGTCTTGTAGTTTGCTTTTGCTCTGGCGAGAGCGTCGGCATCGGGGGTTGTACCGGAGCCACCCGCGAGGGGGGTCTTTGCCGGCGCGGGAGGTGTCCCGCTTGCCCAGTCATTTTTGAATTTCAGTTCGGCCGCGGCGACTTCTGCCCTTATTTGCCTAATTGCGACAACAGCTTTTTCATCTTCAGTCTGAGGAATAAAGGGCTTCCCTGATTCCTTAGCCATTTCGATTTTCAACTCTGTCATCATGAGCGTCTTTTCGTTTACACCCGCCGATAGCCCGATAATCTGCTTTTCTTTCGCCTTCTTGAAGTTTGCGAGATTCTGCGCTTCCTGGGCCTTGGCTGCCTTCATGGTTTCTTCGGCCAGCGTCCCATTCGCCGCAGCGAGATTGATCGTATCAGTAGTCAGGCCGGGATACTTTTCATGGAGAAGCCGCGCCACTTCGTTCATGCGGTCTTGCTGGTCAGTGGTGAGTTTCGACTTTTCAGAAAGGGCTTGGTACTCATCGGCGAGGGCTTTTGCCTCGGTAACGGCTTCTTCTGACTTTTCTAGTTTTTTCCGTAATGCTTCTGCATGCTCATCCTCGGCCTGTTTCGCCCCCATAATAGCGACAACCAGGGCAGCGATGACGCCGGCGGCGATACCCCAAGGGCCAAGCCCAGCAAAAAGCGCTTTACTGAGCCCCTGTATTGCCAGCGCCAAGGCGTCGATGATCGCAGCGCTCTTAGATACCAGCACAAAGGCCGCAACGCCTGCTGTAGCGGCGCCTAGCCCTGTCGCCAGCCTCGTAAGTATCTCCGGGGCGTTGCCGTTTCGGTTGATGACATCAAAGGTCTTTGCAAGGCCGTCAACAAGGTCGATGAGGCCTTTTCTGGACGGCGCGAGGGCGTCGGTCGTGAATCGGCCGATGCCTTCTTTGAGTTCGGATATCGCGTTTCCGAGCTTATCCTTGATGGCTGATCCGGTCTCATTGGCCGCCGCAGCCGCCCCGCCATAGGTTGTCGCCAGCTCGTCGAGGATGATCCCCTGGGCCTTGGCGATCTGACCGGTATTGACAAGGTCTTTCAGGACTTCTTTCTGCGCGGCCGAGAACCTGAACCCCTGGCGGGTAAGGCTGTCCACTCCGGCGATAGGATCATCGAGGGCTTTCCCTACGGCCTGCGCCGCGCTTGTAAGATCCATGTCCATGACTTTCGACATGTTGAGGATCTGGGTCGCGGCCTGGTCGAAGTTGTCGCCCTTAATGTTCTTGAACCCGAGGAGAACGTTTTGCATGGAAAGGATATTTTCGTCGGCATAGCCGGTTATTTTCTGTAATTTGGTTGCCAGGGCTTGCATGGCGTCGGCGGTCGTCCACGCTTCCGCGCCGGTGGCCTTCAACGTCGCCTTATTGATGGCGATGGCCTTCTCTTGCCCCGCCCAATCGGATTCGACGCCGTTTATTGCCTGCCCGATCTGCTGAAACGCGCGGCCAAGATCCTTGACGGCGGCAATAGGCCCCTGCATGACATCGCGGAGTTTTGCGGAAGAGGATTGGAGCCGGGATTTCAGCCCTTCAATCTGGGAATTTATGTCAGAGTCATCGATTTTGGTTCCTATTCGAACCATTCCGTCATACGATCCACTCATCCGGTTATCCCTTTCAGGCTTTCAAACAGCCCCATCGAGGTATCTTTCTGCTCGCCGATTGCATAGTGCTTTTTCAATTCCGCGAGTTCGTTTTTTTCTGCGGCCTTCATGTATTTTTCAAACTTACGGCCTCGGATATCGATCACTTCCGCGAGGTGTGTCCCCTTCGGGAGCCCCTCAAGCAACTCCATGAACGTCCACCAGTGAAGCTGGACCTTCCTGAGATTGATGTGGTAGACCTGAAAAAAGGCCGAATAGATACGGCCGGAATCGATGAGAATATCGAATAGCGGTTCTTTCTTTCGCTTCTTTTCTTCCTTGGGTTCCTCGCCACGGTTGATGTACCACTTCAAAAAGTCGATGAGCCCTTGGATATCGTCCTTCCGTATCTCTTTGCCAAAAAACATGGCAAGGACAAATACGGTGTCGTCGGGGTCGCTCTCCGCTTTTTCGTGGAGCATCTGAAGGTACGAGAGCACCTTCTTGAAATCGGTCTTGATCGCGTATTCCCGCCCGTTGACCTCAGCGATCTCGGGCGGGTCATCGATCAGGATGTTAAATTTCATCCGTTCCTTTCGGCTCGGAAGGCTCAATAGCCTCGATCTTTGCCTTCACGCCAGCGCCCTTGATTTCGCCAGCGATGAATCCGATAAGGTCGACAATATTCATGAGGTCGTTCCCCGCCAGCGCGAATAGCTCATCCCACGCGCCAGGGAGCAGAAATTCGACAATCTCTTGTTCCTTCTCCTTGATGTAGTCGAAGGTTTTCTCCATGTCCTCGAAAGGCTTTCCCTTAGCATCGGCGAAGCGATCCATGACAGATTTCACTTCATGCCACAGCCCTGCCACTTTCTTCACGAAGCTGTAATTCGTCGGAGAAACGTCGAAGCTGTAGTCTTTCCCGCATATCTTCAATTCGAGAATGTTTTTTCTTTCTTTGAATCTGAACTCGGCCATTATTCCCCCCTTGTTGGAAATAAAGCCGCGTACGGCGCGGCTGGCCGGCCTGCTATGACCTCCGCAGGCGAGAGGCAAGGAGGATGGGCCTTAAGCCGCTTTAATGTCTCCGGCAGCGAGTTCCTGGGCTACGAACTTCACGACATGCTCGTAAGCATCGAGTTCATAGACGTTGAGGAACTGCCCAGCCGTAGCCGCGATGTCGGCGCCAGAGGTGTAGGCGACATAGTCGTCTGCATACTGCCGATCCTTCACAACGAGGGCGGCGGTCGTGAGCTTGTAGCCGAGATGATTCCCGGAACCCGGTGCTCCGGTAGCCTTCGTGCATCCGATTGTGACAAGGGACGCCGCAATGGTGGTGGTGAGAGCGGTGGCCGCGACGGGGTCAACCTTCGTCGGCTTGCCGTTCATGCAAAGGTCAAAGCTGATAGCCTGTGCCGATCCGGCTTCTCCGCCAGGAACGCCGGTGATGACGACCGTGCAGGGGCCGGATATCACCGTTCCATCGGGGCCGGTGGATCGGTAATTCGTGTGCCTGGACGCGCCGACTGCGAACAGTTTGGAGAAGATCCAGTCCTGGGCCGAGTTGCCCGCGATCCTGTCGCCCGAGAAGGACACGACATAATCGAACCCGGTAACTTCGGAGGTATTGCCCCCGTTGTCATCGAGGTACGACTTTTTGTCCACCTTCTCATTGTTGTTCGGCTGCGAGGACGCGAGGCCATCGCCAAGACGGACATAGTTCGCCGTGCCGCCGGGGTTGATATCCAGCTCGAAGAGGGCCTGGAAGTTTAGGGGAGCGCTCATATTGACACCTCCTGGAAATAGACCAGCCTATACGAGCTGGTATAAATACTTGCTCCGCTCTCTTCCTTCGACACGAAGGTGGGGCGGGCAACCACATCCAAACGGCCCTTGGGTAGGCCGAGAAGATCCGTGAAATTGTCGATGAAAAGCACGGCCTCGATTGCTTCAAGCGTCTGCCGCGCGAGAATGACTTCCATCGACTTGCAGTAATAAGAAAAGGAGAATTGCGCCCAGAACCCGCCAGTGAGATAGCGCCTTACGACGAGGGGGCTGACATCATGGCGGCATATAAGCTCTTCCTGGGAATCTCCGGAAAAGCTGTCTTCGTTGATCGTGGAAGGAAAGGTAACGCCGGGGAAATCATGCCCTGCAGGAAGGCGCTGCCCTGTAGGGAATCCTTTTATCCGCGTAAATTCGGATATGAGATAGGCGTTGATCGTTGACATGAGCTCATACATTGATGGCCCCTTGGGCTTTTACGATCCATTCGTCGCGGTGCCGCGCCTTCGCTTCTTCAAACCACTTCCCGCGCGCGTTCGGGTTTTTGTCTTTTGAGAAGTTGTACTCGGGGTGGACATAGAGCCGGTGAGCATAGGGCGTATCCCATATCACCTCGCCGGTACCGATCTTCGTTGCCAGAACGCCGGACGATTGCAGCGTTCCCTCGGCCTGAGGGCAAAAGTAGTTGGAGTCTTTCAGGACTTGCTCATCGAGCGCGGCCTGGGCAAGGCTTAGCCGACCCGATAGCCTCCCCGCCACTTTGAGCACATCCATCTCGACATCGGCAAACTTAGACACAAGACACCTCGAAATGGTGCACGGCTGCGGCTGATCCATAGCAGGGGGTGACTTTGCGCGCAAATAGCACGAGGGCGCCGAAGGTAATCTTGTCGCCTATGGCTGGGACGGTTCCGGCCGGTAGGGAATTTTTGCAGTCAAAGAACATAATGAAGCGGTCGCTTTTCATTTCACCAAGGCTCGTCATTGCGTTTTGCTTCACCGGCTCGAACCGAACAAAAGAGAGCGCAACGGCCGTGCCATAGGTTTTTATGCTATTCACAGTTCCGGCATACGGAGCAAGCGTTCCGGAATGCACAAGAAGGCGGCGAGGAATGGGGTTACTCATCATCATCCTCAGGAATGCCGCCCATAAGGTTCGCCACCTCGCGGTTCATAAATCCCGACTGTTCAAGATACGCCACAGCCCTGGGGCATAGCGCCGCAGGGCTCTTTCTTTGCTGGTAGCCAGTGGATCGCTGGAAGCTGCCTATCTGCTCGCTCCCTGCGCTTTCAGGCTCATTGTACGGATCGCCATTCTGAACGTAGAACTCTAGCTGGGCAGCGGTAGCCTTTTGAACCATCGCAAGCTCGGCAGCCGTAAGGTCGGCGACGACGATCTGGTATCTAGTGGCGATGTCGATATCATCACTCGCCCGCGCTGCCAGGCGGTTGAACTCCGTCCCGGCATCGACCCCGAAATAGGTGTCGTCGTAGTAGGTTTGAGTGATGTATGACATAATTATTTCGCCTTCTTTGGCGAGGCCTTTTTAGGCGCGGGAAGCTCAGGAAGCTCGGCCAGGGGTTCCGGCCTTGCGTTCGGGTCGATGATGTTGTAGTTCTCATCGCAAGATCCCTTGAGCACGAATCCTGCCTTCTCGGCTTCTTCTATGCCCTTGGCGTCATTGCGAACTTTTGAAACCGACCCCTTAACCAATAAATACATCATAGCTTTTCCTTACATGATCGGGACAATGAGCAGGTGGAGATTGGCGCTTGCAGTAAGTGCCATGATACTTGTCCCGGTTCCAGTTCCGCCCAAGGCCGATCCGTAGGTCGTCCCATAGGTCAGAACCATGAATTTATAGAGAAGCCCCGCCGTGAGCCCTACCACTGAGGCCCCACTGGCGACTGCGTAGACTTCGGCTTTTTCGAGTATCACGCCAGCCACGGCATTGATGATTTGCGCGGCAGAAACGTTGTACCCGCCGGAAAGGTAGGCTCTCCCACCAAGGACGGTGAGCGCCGGCGCTGTTCCTGATACCGGATAGGTGTTCGCCAGGGCTCCGGCGGTTCGAGCGACTAGAAGCTGAGTCGTGTTCGTATTCGTGGTAGCTTCAATGGTCGCATTGGCCGTGCAGAAGTGTTTTGTTCCCTTGGTCGCCACTTCTCCATTGACTGCGCTCTTGAAGTTATCCAAGGCATCGGCAGCGGTCGCACCAGCCAGAACTTCGCCTTCTGCGTTCGGGGTGTCGCCCACGAAGGTATAGGTCTTTGCTCCGGCGATGACCGTATGGTTTACACCGAGCGTACATCCGGCTCCGGTTCCCATGGTGGCTGCGCTGACCGTGAAGTGCGAAGCAGGATCAGTGGAAGCTGCTAATGCGTAAGCGTTGCCAAGAGCTCCGCGCAATTTCGCGGTAACGGTCAAGACGGTGGCGCTGGCAGCGGCGGTGACAAGGGGATGAGCAACGACGCAGAAATGCTTCCCTGCGGTCTTGGAGTCGGCATCAGCGGCGATGGCATTCTTGAGGTTGGTGAGCGTATCGGCTACGGTCGCCTCGATCTTGACGTCACCTTCAGCGGCGGGCGCCCCAGCAACAAACTTGTACACGGTCTCGCCGATGGTCACGGTGGACTGATCGACAGGAACGCTTGCATCCGTGGTGAGTTTCCCGGTGGCGGCTACGTTGACAGGGTTAGTGTCCGATACGATGGTGGCCTGAGCCTTCACCGCAACGCCTACGACGGCGCCCATTTCATCGGCGAAGGTAGCCCCGAGCAAGGTAGTAAAATCTTGCGTTGCGTCTTGGCCGACAAGCAATCCGGAAAGGCTATTCCATGCCGTAATGCCATCGCCCATTTTCAGGATGCGGGTATCGGTTTCAAGACCAGGCTCTCCGAGGGCGAGGACGGGATTGAGCAGAGCCCAATTCGCGGCCAGGTCTTTCCTGACATCCAGATCCTCGGCCAGCGTAAGCACGCCGTTTGCATCGCAAATGCCGTCGAAGGTATATCCAGCCGACAAGTACGTCGCAACTAGCGCTGTGGAATTGACGATTCTTGATACTGGCGCTTTCGTCATTTTGTAAAGCATGTATCTGCTCCTTAAAAGAGGCCGGCCCGCTTAAGGACCGGCCTTTATGACGTTTCTCAGCCGCCGTAGATATCGTTAGTAGCGAGGGTTTCGACCGTGTACTGAAGCACATGGCCGGTGGCGTCGAGCTTGTACATGTGCAGCCTGTTCGTAGCGATAGCCGCGGCGATATCCGATGCCGAGGTGTACGCAGTGAGGCCAGTGGGAATATCGTTGAAATTCGGGGCGGCCACGTCGCCAGCGGTCAGCTTGTACGCCAGAGTGTTCCCTGTTCCAGCGGTTGCGGTGAACTTGGTTCCAGCAGCAGAGCCAGCGGCAACCGTAGTGACCAAAGCGGGCGCGGCGATGGCGGTATACGAGACATACACGGCATCGTAAGCATTTTCCTTGATCCACAGATCATGGAATTTGCGGTACTGGATCTTCCAGGCATCCATGCTCTGGTTCGTGCCAGGCTCGAACACGCGCACTTTATCGGTTTTGACGATGGCGATGATCGCAGAGCGAGCTGCTATGATCCAGTTGATGTTCATAGCGGTGGCGGCAGCGGTAAAGCCATTCGTGGCCGAGAAAGTGAAAGCAGTTTTGAACCTTGCTGAAGGAATGCGGAACATGGGGATTCCATCGAGGGCCTGGGTCTTGGTTGCCAGGGCGCCATTCGCAAAGTCAACCTGGGTGATATTGATAGACTTAGTGATTTCAGTGGAAGCATCGAGGGTGGCCGCAGCGCTATGAGAAATAGCGATGACGAGGGGTTCATTCTCGCCGATCACGTCCTGAATCGCCCGGATGTCAGTCTTGAGCTGGGTGTACACCGTGCCTGCGGCAGGAGTATACGCACCGGTCTTAAGCTGGGGATTCATGAGGGTGAATATCTGGCTGTAGCGGTAAGCGTCGACCTCAGGAACTACCTTGGTACGCTGGAACTCTCCAAGGAGCGTTCCGGCACCGGCGACGAAATTGGTTTCGTCGTAGTCCATCGCATCGAGGTTGAATTCCTTTCCGCGATCTTGGGTGAGGGTGCGCTCTTCCCAAGTGAGAGTAGCCGCGCCGTCAGGGAATCCAGAGGATCGGGAATAGGTGCCGAGCCCTTCGAGGACGAGCTTGGGAATCTGGACTTTGGAGCCGCCGTTATAGCGTACCTGGGAAGCATTCGCCTCCATCCATGCGGTCGTGGACACTTCCATGAACTGGAGATCGAGGCCCGCCTGGAATATCTCGGCGTAAGACAAGACGTTCGCAGTAGACATTGTGATTGCCTTCGGGCCAAAGAAAAAGCCGGGGTGATCCCGCTGGCCCTTAACTGATCTAAACTGCCCATACGGACAGCCAAATCTTGGTTAAAGGACCAAGTTCCTCACCCCGACTTTATCCGGTGTCGGCAACCGGCAACCCCGCCATTGAGAGGGCGGGCGCTCTAGTGGAGGTCTGATCCGCTATAAAATTAAATGCTTGAGGGGTTTCCCCTTCGTTCTCTTATACCTTATGCACGGCTCAAACGATCCGTCAAGTACCTTATTCGGGACTATTTGACTTTTATTCCGAGGGCGGCATTGAAGGCGTCCGTAGCCGCTTGGGCTTCCGGCGTTACCTGAGACCTGATCTTTGTATTCAGGTTCGGGGCTACCGGGGCTGCCACATCCTTAAAATAAGGCCTTTTCTCCAACGCCTTCGCCACCTTCGCGGCCATAGTGTCGCCTTCCTCACCCATCGCAAGGATAATGAAGTCATCAACCTTGTCCTTAGGAACGCCTAGCCCGAGAGCTTCGGCCTTGGCCTCGGCTTTGTCCGCCCTGGTTTCGGCAGCGGTCTTGGCAGTCTCAGCCGCCGTCCGGCCTTCCTTTTCCTTGTCGAGTTCGGTCTTGTGCTCGTCCTCGTACTTCTTTAAGGCCGCGATCCTTTCCTTGAGCGTTCCGGTGGACTCGATGCCGAGATCCTTCAAGAGCTTATCGACCTGCTCGGTCTGCTTGCCCTTGATGATGTCGTTGAGCTCTTTGTTGGTATAGGTTTTGCCTTCATCGGCCGCTGGCGGGGTTGCCGGGGGCGTTGCTGGCGGAGTCGCGGGAGGGGTAGCGGGGGGAATGGCCGGGGGCGTACCGCCGCCACCTGCTCCATCGGGTGCCATGATAAGTGTCGGAAACCTTCTTTCTGGAAACATTATTTGACCTCCTTGGTCTTAATTCTCAATCGTATATCTGTTCTCGCCCGCGTTGGCGGGTACGGCCAGTTTCTTCGATGAACGCCCGCATAGCGGCCTGGCGATCCTGTACGAGACCCTTGGCCTCTTTAATTCCCTTAGCCTCTCCAAGCGACTCCATGACGGCCAGTTCTCGCTTGGCCGCCCGGATACTCCGCTCGAATCTGCGTTGCTTCTGGCTCTCCTGGTACGCCTCGTCATTCTCGGCCTTGTCCTTGGTAGGGGCGTAGGTTTGGCGGCTGATTCCCTCAAAAAATGGATATTGGACATGTCCGCAGTTGATCCCGAAAAGGCCAGCTGGTTCGCCGTAGGACGTTGATGAAAAGGCAGGGTACTTTTCGGACTTGCCCGAGAGCGAGAAGATTTTGCCCTGGTAGGGTTCACAGAGCGGCCTTGCCCCTGCGTGGGCCGATACTTCGATAAGATCAGCGCCGAATTCCTGCGCGCGCTCCATCTGTACCTCGGTCGTTACCTTGCGGGTGTTCGTCCGGATGACCATGTTTGCATAGGCTTCGGTCGTCCACTGGCGGCCCGCATTATCCACGATCGAGGGTATCCCTGAATCGCTCCACTCCCTGACCGCCCGGACAAGCGCCTCATGCCCGGACATGGCGCCCGAGAGTACTTGCGCCGTGACCCGGTTGATGGTCTGCACATAGAGCGGCCCCGAGTTCTCGAGCATCGTTGCCATCGCGAGGTTTGTCTGCTTCACGGCGTTTTTCTGCCATGCCGCGATAGTGGCCTTTATGCCTGAATCGGCTTCCAGGGGGAGCGCATCGAGTAGAGTAGCCCCCGCGTCCTTCGCTCTCTTGAACGTCGCCTCGCTCGTGAGAAGCGCATCCATCGCGGCCTTTTCGACCTCGGACATGGCCCCGGCCTGGATAGCGTCCCGATACTTCCTCAAGACCGCCGCCGCCTTTTCGTTCAAGACTCCGAGCTTCCGCATCTTCTCGATCTTCCAGTCTGCCGAAGCGATAGCCCCGCTCCGTAAGAGCCGGGCAATATCGGCGAGGATTTCGCTTTCGACAGCGTAGAGAAGATCAGCGGGGTTCATTTCTCCACAATCTCCAATTTTGGAGCCTTTGCCATCGCTTCCTGCACCTGATTTGTGAGGGCGGCCTTTTCTGCGGCCATCCTGGCCTTTTTGCGCCTCACAAAGCCCGGATACCGGAAGGGCATCTGGACATAGAGGATCAGCTTTTCGGCCAAATCCTTCGGCTGCTTAATGTTCAGGATGTCCAGCACGAACCACTTAAACGCCATCGGCTTCCGGCGAGGGCTTAAGCCCGCGGCTTCCTGGTAGTCGAGCTTCCTGCGGGTCGGCTGGCGGTTCCAGGTGTCCTCGCAGAGCTGGTAGAGCTGGTTTGCCGTCATGCCCGCCAGTTCCTTCGCGGGCAGGGCCTTGAGCTTGAAGAACTTCACCAGCTTGTCGTACTCGATGAGCACGTGCTGGCGATCCCGCCCGGCCTTCACTCCTTTTTCGTGTAACCTCATGTCCTTATACCTCCCTGGGGAATATGGAATCAGCTGTCACGGTGGCCGTTTCCTTGCCGATCTTCTCGGCCATTTCGGCGGCTTTCGTCTCATCGAGGCCGTGTATCTTCATAAGCGCGGTCGCCTTGTCCACGAGTTTGCTGTTCACAAGGTCAGTCCAATAGGTCGCCTTAGAATTCCTGTCTTCTATTACGGAATCGTCCCAGGTAATCGCCGGGATTTTAGACTTGTCCGCGCCCTCGATCTTGTAGAACGCCCCGAGTTCGTTGACGACCTTGAAAATCTTAATAAGCCCCTCGGACAGGTTCGCCCGGAAGCCCTGCATGGTCTTAAAGGTGTGGGAATTGTCGGAAATGACCTCGGTTGCCGTCTTTACGCTCACGCCATCGAAGGTGAAGTACCCGGCATCAAATCCGGTCTGCATGGCGAAGATGTTCAGGTATCCGTTGATGTATTTTAAGTATTCTTCGGGGTGAAGCGTGGTTGATAGATCAACCGGCTTCATTTTGTCGGCATCGTCGCCCTCGAGCCGCAAGAATATTTCCTCGTTCGGGTCAAATCCGACCTGTTTTATGCCGTCCTGGTCGAAATAGCCACGCATAACCGTACCAGGCAGGGCAACGCGAGGCTTGCCGAATATCACGTCAGAGTTCATGCCATCGAACGCGATATCGAGGGCTTGAAGGGTATCCATCGCATTGGCAAAGAGGGACATCCCCAGGGGGCTTTCCGGTTCAATGTTGTTGGCTTCCGGGTTCCGGACATAGGCGAAAAGCGGCATTGACAGATTCGGAAGAATTGTTTCTTCCTCAAGGTTTGCGTTGAACTGAGAAAGCGGAACTTCTAGCCCTGTCTGCTCGTCGAATACTTTTTGCGTGATGACATAGCCTTTTCCGCCTACGCCTTTCTTATGGGTTTCAACGCGTACCAGCGTCTTTTTGTTAATCACCCGGCGGTCAAGGAACGATCCCTCGGTTATCTCGGTATTGTCCCAGGCAAGGGGGATGAAACTCATAGCCTTAATGTAGTCCAAGGAAAGGACGTTCTTTTTCTCTACTCCCTCGCCCTCGGAGCCAATGCAGACTTTGAGCACCTGGCCGCCTGTCGCGCCCTGCCATTCTAGGTTCCGGCGAAGGTTGTCCCACAGCTTTTCTTTCTCGATGAGCTTTTCGACAAGCGCCCCTGCTTCGACTACCGGAGGCTCGGCAAGTACCAGGCCGGCCATCTCCGAACACGCCACTTTCGCCATGTTCAAGGACAAGCGCCTTCGGTTGCGCTTCTTGCCCGCAGCCGTGATGTAGTCATACGAAAGCCAGGGTGACTTCGAGCGATACACTTCCCACCATCGCAGGATGTTCTCATCCGCGCCGTTCACTTCCGGGGGGATCGTCGAGAGCTTCAATATGTCCACGAAAAACTTGATTACCTTCGCCCAAAATGATTTCATGCTGCACCTCTCATTGATTCAAGTAATTGGCTTGCGTCTCTTTCGACCGCGTATTCCATCGCATCCAAGCTGTCGATGTTCGTTGATCCATCGTCGAGCCGTTCATCGTTTTTCTTACTATCCCAGATGGCATTCTCCACGGCCTCAATGGTCTTAGTGCAGTCGTGCATGATGAACGCCCGGCCCTGGCTATAGAGCACGTCATAAAGCCTTATTCGGTCGATGATTGGGCGCTTCCAGGCGTTTTCCACATGAACCCCCGCCCCGCATGAGTTCATGGACTTGATAATTAGTTGCTCGGCTGAATCCCCGAACGCTCGATCAAGCGGCCCTACCTCTCTGGCCTTCATGACAAAGGTTTTCCAAGCCGAAAGGATTGATTCGACAGACTTGTTCAGCGAGTCGTAATGCTCTTTCACCGTGACAATAGACAGTTTTCCCTCGTTGTTGACGAACCAGCCGGTGGCGTTGAACGTGGTTGCGCTCTTGGAGCCTCCAAAGTCTGCCCCGAGGGTGATCCTGAATATTCGATGCTTTTCCTGGCCTAGCTGCATCCCAGGAAGCTCGTACAGCACATTCCCCGGCTCGCCTTGCTTATTGTTGACGAAGCTCGTATAGATTCCACCCTCAGCGCGAACGCGAAGCCCGAGGATGTAGCGTTTGTAAAATACTCCGGTGTAGGACTCGGCCAGGCGCTTCTTTCGTTCATCCGATATTGCCGGATTATCATCAAGGGTGAAATGGAATCGGCGATAATGATCCGGTACGAAGTCCTTCCCCCAGCGATCAATACCGACGCTCGGATCGGAATAATACCAATGCGTCGGGGCTTCCGGATTTATGGTTTGGATATTGCAGATCATGGGCGACGCCACGGAACGCCCGAGCGCCGTCTTGATAAAATCTATGTGCTGCAGGTTCCCTTCGTCATTGTACGCACCGCCAATGCTCAAGCCCTGCAACTTCTTGAAGCTGGCCGCATCATTCCCGCCCATGAGATAAAGACGCTTCCCGAGATAGTTCAGGAAGTGCGAACCGTCCCGGTCTGTAGCCTGGGCAGCCGCCCCGCCAGTGATGGCAATGAATCCATACTCCGGATCGTCCAGGCAGTTCCTTGACAGGCTACCGAGCGTGTTCCCTGACATCAGGAAAGCATCGCTCGGGGAATGCAGAATGAAGTCATTCCACTGGTGAAGGCTGGTAAAGGTCTTGGCGCTTCGGATTGAGCCCTCGTATACCGTCATTTCAACCGGGGCTTGATGCCCAAGGCGTAAGGCTTCCAGGGACTTCTCACGGAAGGGAAGTATCATTCTTTCCCTCCATACGCCCCAAAGAGCGCATCGTACCGCGCCCGATTCTCGTCTGCCGTGGCCTGGCTATTGTCCGGACCCTTCTGAGATTCATTCGGGGCGGGCTTCCCATCAATGCGGTCGCCAATGTACTTAAGCGCCCCGACATCGCCCCTGACCGCAAGTTCCGTAAGTTTGCGCGCGGCCGCCTCTTTCCCTGATATGAGTTTTTCCTTGCCGTTCTTGTCTTTCCATTTGACCGTTTTTTCTTTGAGGACTGTCTTGAGTATTTCAGTAAAAGAATCCGCTTTTTTCGGCCGCCCGCGCGGGTTTCCCGAAGTCCCTTTCGGCCATGGATTTGCCACAACTCAAAGCCCTCGGATCGGAATGAAGAGGATCGGATTAAAGTCAAATTCTCGCTTGCTCTGCTTATCGGTCTTGACTATCCGCGTTCCCCATTTCCGCTGTAAAAGCGCGAATTGTTCCTTTTCCCGATCATTGGTTCGATAGGTTGCACACCCGCCTATTTGGGTCGCCTGCTTGGCTAGGTAATGATATTTATTAACTCTCAATACGCCACGGTTACGACAGCAATGCTGTAGGCTTATGTCATAATCTTCTTTCAAAGGCAAAGATTCGTCATATCGAATTGGATTATTAAGGTGAACCTGAAAAGGCCCGCCAATGTATGCGACGGTCGAAAATGGTGTGTAATGCTTATAGCTAAGCGGATCAAAATTGCAGTTGATTCCCCAAAAATAGAATCCCCACTCCCTACACAGCCGGCTATACTCTTGAATCATGGGCACAAATTCACTTTGTGTTACCGGGATGCGGTTGTATCCGTAAAATCCCTCCGGCTCATATCTAGAAACCAGGCGCATATCATCATCGATAATGCAAACCACATCAGCCCCATCCTTAAATTCACGGTCAAGCATATAATTTCTAACTCGGCACAAATTCCCCTGAATACCTTCCGGGCATGAAACAATGTCAGCACCGGGGTTTTTCTCTCGATACGCCAAGGCTTCGTTGTGATCGACGTACACTCGACAAAAAGGCAAATAATCGAGCGTTTCCACCTTCGGACGGCGGTACGAAGGGCAACACACAATGACATTCACGCCCTTTCTCCTTGAATCATCCGGATAGCTGTGGGACCATCGACTACTCGTCCTATGCCCTTGTGGGAATTTTTATCAGAATTATCCTTGTTCTGGCTTGTTGAAAAAGCCTTAACGGACTGTAAGCCGAATAAGGTCTGCGCGTTGAGGAAATCAATGTCAGTATTGAACTTCAAGACGATGTAGTTATTTTCTTCCCCAAGGATCTCGGAGAAGGGAATGTCGCCGTACTCTCGCCCCTGGCCTTCCTCAAGGTTCAAGCACCCGCTAGGAAGCTGTATTTCGCTCTCGTCGAGTGTAAGCCCGGAAGCAAACTCCAGGACACTCGCCTTTGTCATCGAGCCGTACTGACTGTTGAGCCTGAGTAACTTCTGCTTGGCCTCGGGCAAATCGACGGCATCGACGAACACGACCGGGAAGGCGGGCAGGGCAATTCCCCTACGCCTGAGCTCCGCAAGGGCTTGAAGCCTTCCGTGTCCGTCCAGACAAAGGTTCTTCCCCTCGCTCTGCCAGACAAAAAATGGAAACGAAAACCCGAATCGATGGATCGACGTAATAATCAGCTCGATATCTTTCTTCGACCGCTTTTTTAGGTTCCCTTGAAGTTCTTGAATGGCCTCGATAGGCAGGCTTTCAGCGCCACGGCAAGCGATTTTAATTTGCTTGAAATCTGAATTCCGGCCTTCGTCCACGTAATCCCCTTTTTCTCAAGTTTTCGCGCTCCGAAGTAATTCAAGCCAGTACAAGCAGTTAGGCAAAACAGGCAGGCAGTAGACTCATAGTGTGGCTGGCTTTTCAATGCTTATATATTTACTTAATGCACACTGAAAGCATTCTGGCAAGTACCTAAAAGGGGACTATTTGCATCTGTTATCTGCAATACGGGCGCAAAGGCATAAAAAAGCCCTGCGAAGTGCGGGGCATGGGCCATCAGGGGGCTGCTGTTATTCGAGAATACTTCGTGAGTCGAAAAGGCAATGCCTCACGCGCTCGGCCTTATGGATCTTCGCTATGGTTTTGCTTCCTTGCCAGCGATACGCCCGGTCAGCCTCGCGCAGTAGCTTCCGCGCCTCGCGCTTTGAGTAGCCTAGTTCTTGCATGAAAAAGTGTTGCCTGGTCATGGCTTTTCCTTTCGCACAGCGTCCCACTTGTCGAATAGTTCCTCGATATCCGTCTCTGCCTGTAGTGGGTTGCTGTCGGGTTTGTAGTTGCGTATCCCATCTCCCACCTTTTCCAGCTTCGCGGCGTAGGCTTCGGCACGTTCGGCGCGGGCTGTTAGGGTGTTAATCTCGCGTTTCATCCTGCCCTCGTATACCATGATACCGTTAGTTACTGTCCCTGCTCTTGATTTTGGTATGCCAATAGAGGCTAAAAGTCCAAACGCATTTGCGCGGGAGTTCTCGGCGTCCTTTAGTGCGGCGAGGATCGTTCTGATGTCTGCGCCCAAGTCCCAATCGGGGCCAGTGCCAGGAGCTGACGGCAAGATGCGCGGCAGGGCTGTCCAGCCATAAAGCGCCTGCGCGATGTCATGAATCTGCTCTTGCGTGTACGGCATTATTTCACCCCTTCTTTTTCCGTCCCTTCGGCCTGGGCAATAAGGTCGGTGAGTATTCTCATTTTTACGTTCGGTATATTTACATCATCCCCAGTAAGTCCGGCGGCTATCCGCATATCCCTAATCTCTGATGTGTACTTTTCTTTCGACCACTCAATCCACGGCAAAGCCTTGGCGATCCAGTCGAGGGCATCGGGAACAGCGGCGATAAGTGTGGCATCTGCGTCGGCTTGTCTTATTTCCTGTGCATATCTTTCGTCCTGCATGGGATAGTGTGCAGGGTTGAACATGAAACAGATAAACCCGTTTTTTGTTCGGATGCCTTCTCCGGGCTGGATCGTTTCTTGTCTATACCACTTTCCCTTTGTTGCCTTGTCTCTTGCCTTGAGCGCGTCGCTTAGTATGCTCATTTCGTCCTCCTTAGTATTCTCCTGATTTCGTCGAGTTCCAACAGGATGGCTATCAGCACAAACACAAGACCCACTTCAATGGCAAAATCTATTAGCATTTCGTAGCCTCCTCTGGCTTGGCCATGATTGCGGGCGGGAATGGTAGGGGCATCCAAAAAGAAACAGTGTGCCCCATAATCCAATCCCCATTAGGAAGCCCCCAATCGCCATCAAAAAACATCGCTTCTGTTATGTGTTTGTCATAATAAATCAACACGGCATGGTTTTCCTCTGGCAACCGTTCCTTGACGCTGATCCACTCTACCGCCTTCTGTCGTTCATCGGCGCGGATTGCAGTGCTATCAAAGCCAGCATGATCATACCCAGCCATAATTGCATTTGCGAACCAGCCAAGCATAAGTCCTTCATCATGGCCCGGAAAACGATCACAAAATGCCTTAGCCCAAACTCGTGCATCAAAAGCATGCACGTCAAACTCTTCCGGCGTTTCGATCTTGTCCATTATTCTAAAGCCTCCACCACCACATCGCCCCTCGCCATTTTCACCACCTTCTTGATAATCTCCACGTTCGGAAGCCGTGCGAAGCGCACTACAGCCTCGGGCGAGTCAAAGGCAATGGCGCCATAACCGCCGGGGAAATAGAGCTGCGCGACAAAGTTCTTTCCGCCCAAGCTCAAGGGCTGGCCCATTGTGAACCTGTTCCCGGTGATCTGCGCGAGGTTTACGCCAGCGCACAGGACGAGAACGGCCGCAAAAAGCATTATTCGCCATGTCTTTATTTTCATACCGTTACCGCCTTTTTCTGATTTTCTTTCTGCCTTGCTATAATGAGTCGAGACATCCAGCCCTGTTTTGTCGGGTCGATACCCCGCTCCCTTGCTTCCTGGGCGAGATTCTTCGTCTGCTTGTAGTCGATATCCGAAGGGACAATTTCCAACTGATCGCTCATACATGCTCCTTGGCCAGCCGCGCGCCGGCCTTTTTCTTTCGGTAATCGTCGCCTGAAAAGTGAAGGACGAGACCATCCTCGAAAAGCCTGGACATGACATCCTCGCCGATATAATTGTCAAAGCAATTCAGGCATCCGCCTTCCGGGCAGTTCTTTTTCAGGTGCTTATTGCTTATCAGGATTGTCGGTATATTCCGCACATGCCGCTTGTCGATGATGTAGGATAGCCAATCAAGCTCCGCGCCAGACCCCTTTGTCCGGCCTATCTCGTCAATGACAAGAAGAGGAGTCCGCGCCAGCTCATCCACAACAGAAAGCTCGTCCTCTTTCGCTCGCTGTGTGTACGTTGATCTGATGCGTGTCGAAATCTCATACATCGAAAAAATCTTCCCGCGAAAATCCTTCACCGCGGCTACCGCAAGATGCGTTTTCCCGGTTCCATTTTTCCCGATCATAACAAGCTCGCGTATTTTCCCCTCAATGAGCTTTTGAACCTGCTCGACGTTCTTTTTAAGTTCAGACGTCGCCGCGTAAAAGTTCCCCAGGGTTGCATGACGGTACTCTGGCTCAATATTCATGGCTTTTAATTCAGCAGCCATATTCTCATTGACCCGCTCAAGCTCCCTGGACACCTCTCGCGCTTTGGCCTCTTTCTGACATTCAGGGCAGTGCTCGTAGAATCGGGTTCCCCCAGGCTGGTTCTCAAAGTCGATATCGTGGATCGGGCAATGTGCCAGCATTTCAAGCCTCCCGCATGTCGAGCATCGCGCCGCTTCGGGTAGAAAGGCCTTTTGACTGGTTCTCTTTTTCTCGCCCCGCCCAGGTGATGACCTTGCCCTTCCAGTTCTTCACCTTATTTCCCTTCGAGTCATGCCAGGGAGGATCTGAGGATTCGTAAAACTTGATGAATTTTTCCGGGTCGATGCTGTAGTGGTTCGCCAGGCAATACTCTCGAACTTCCTCAAGAGTCGGGGGAATGAAAATCTTTCTCTTCCCCCTAGGTAATTCTCCCTCTCCCGAAGGTTGCTCTGTGGCCGCTTGCGGCTCTCTTATCTCTTCTCTTATATTCTCTCCTCTACTCTCCTCTCCTTTGTGTACTTTTCCGGGTGGAAAACCCCCTTGAGTGTCGAGTTTTCCGGGTGGAAAACCCCCAATTTCAGGAGTTTTCCGGGTGGAAATGTTGTTTTTCCGTACTCTTCCGTCGATTCTTTCTGATTCAACCATGTCGATTTGTCGTTCAATACGGGCAGAAGACAGCCGGTGGTCGGTCGCCCATACGTCAGGATCGAACAATTTGAACCTGACAGCATCCTCAATAATCTTGTCGAATTTATCCGCCGAGACGTTGCATTTTTTTGCTATCGAAAGGTGCTGGACGGGATCGGTAAGATCAAGTTCTCCCCTGTTCCGGTAGATTCTTTCGAGGATTTTACAATAGACAGCATACCCATCATTCTTGTAGATCGATTCAAGAGCTTCGATCTTTTCATCGCTACTCATGGAGGTGTCATGTTGGAAGTAATCAATTCCTGTTTTTAGCGGTCTAGCCATGTAGCCCTCCAGAAAACTTTGTCTTATTCCTCATGTAAGATGATCCCGAGATCGGCTGCCAGGATATGCGCTTCCTCGATACACCAACCACATTCCTCGCTCGTCATTAAGGATTCGGAAATGGGAAGCGGTTCAAGATCAATCAGGGAATAGACGATTTCGCCCGAGTCCTTTGTTGCGAATCTGAGGCCGTGCTTAATAGCCTGGCGCTTGATGTAGAGCTTTACATCGTTGAACTCGTTCCCGGTTTCCGCGCATATCTGCTGGACGTGGCCGTTGAAGTGATTGCCCTGGCTGTACGGACCCGTGGAGCGCATTTTCTTGTGTATGGACAATTCCAGATCCAGCTGGTCAGGGCTCTTAAGCACAAGCTCCCGATACTCAGCCTGGTAGATTCTCGGAATCTGAAACGAGACAATTTCTAACGTTCCGGTTGGAATTCGCTTTGCATTCGGGAGCTTGAATTTCGTCATGGCTAGAATGTCCCTTTCCAAGGAATGTCGTCATCGAATGAGGCCGATCCGGCCGGCTCTGTCTGCCTTGCGAGAGGTTGCTGGGGCGCCGTGGTGTGGAACTGCTGGGCTGGAGCCGCTGGGCGCTGTACTTGGGCCTGGGGGGTAGGAGAAGCGGCCTTGGCGTCCACAATCAAGTACTTTATTTCCATGTACGCCTTGCCCTCGGCGTTCGGCTCTCCTTTGGCAATGTGGCATTTACCCACTCGCTCAAGCCAACGCTGATACTCGAAATTTCCGCGAGGGATTTTGAAGCAGTCGAAGAACTTGGTCATGTTCGAGTTGAAATAATCATTCTTCACGATTCGATGTTTGAACACTATCGGCGAGTCTTTCGTGATGAGGTCTATCGTCATCATGGGATCACCATTCTTGGTCGGTTTGAAGGTGATGTTGTGGATCTTTACGGCATAGTCACCCTCGACTAACTGCTGACCCCCATAGTTCTCGTCCGGCTGGTATCCATCCTGAAATTCGTCCATCTGTGTCTCCTTACATCTTCCGGAATTCTATTCCGTGTTCGTTCATGAAGTTGCCGAGGGCAACTATTTGCTCATAGGTTCCGCGTACCCACATCGTGCGCTCAAGGAGGACTGGCTCCATGGCAGTCTCTTCGATGGCGGGCTCCAGGGGTGCTTCTTGGGGAATTACCTCGGCAACCGGCTCGGGAGCGGCTACAGGGGCAGGGGCAGGTACGGGCTTGGCTTCTTCGAGCTTCCTTGCCTCTTCTTTCTCTTGGCGTTCCTTATCAATCTTCGCTAGCCGTTCGCGGTTAGCCTTGATGCGGTCGGCTTCCTGCAGCGCAGAGTCGAGGTTGAGGGTGTCAAGATAATGGGCTTTGGCGTCGGGTTCGCCGATGCGGTCGAGAACGATTAAGTCCTGCTTAATCTTGTCGATGATCCGGGCCATTTCTTGGACGGTGTCCTTGTTCTTCGCGGTCTTATTCAACCAGGCCGGGTTCCAGATTTTCCAGAACGGGACAAGGGTAAAGTCCAAGGCGTCCCAGGATTCAGTGAGTAGTTTTTTCTTCTCAGCCTTCTCGCGCTCTTCGACCGCCTTGACTACAGAATCGATCTGCGTGGAAGCGGTTTTAATCATCGCGCATGTCTCGCTGACGGTATCCTTAAACTCATTTAGAGGCTTTACGAATTCGCGCTCAAGCTCGATGCGCTTATCGTTCAGCTTCTTAGCCGCGGCATTGAGCTCCGCCTTGTCGCGCTTCGCGTCCTGGATATTCTCTTCTGAATAGTTCTCGGCCTTGTAGTTAGCAAGGTTCCGCTTTACTGATTCCAGAATCGCCTTTGCGTTTGTCGTCAGCTGGCCGACGGTGTACTGCGAAACAACCAGCTCAAGGCTTTCGCTTTGCGGCTTCTCAACCACGGACAGGAAAGAATCATCGAGGATCCTGCCTTCATTATAGGCGTCGATCACTTCGGCGATTTTCTCATCGGGAAGCGTGACGACCGGCACGACATGAAAGTCGCCTGATTTAGGGCAATGCAAGACGCGCAAAGCACCAGCGCTCTTGAAGATCGCCCTGTAGAGGTTGAGTTGCAGTGTCCATCCAAGAATGTCGCGCTCGCCCTGGCTCTTGATATCGTCGATCATCTGATCGTCATATAGGATGTCGCAGGTTCCAGCGAACAGTAGGCCGTTCACGATCCCTGAGCCCTTAACCTCGAACTTGGCTGGCCCGCGAAGTTGTGCCTTAATCCATTTTCCCTCGGCTGTCTCAAACTTTCCGTCCTCGACATCCTTATGGATCGCATCACCCCGCTCCCTGGCAGCCTGCAAATACTTCGGCGGAATTTTGAGCATATCCTTGCCCGTTACCGCCGCCACGATTTGCGTCACTCTCGGCACGATATTCCCATCAACCGTATAGGTCTGGTTTTCCTTATTAAACGAGAGAGTTCGCATGTGCGGGTTCCTTATGGGCGGCTTGAGCCGTGGCAGGAGCTGAGACCAGGCCGTAATAGTCGCGGATTGCCGCGTCCACTATGGCGAGGTCGTTGTCGATGAACCTTTCCGTGAACATTCCGATAGGAGTTTTCACGGTATCGGTTCCATCATTGAGGGTGGAAAAGTAGAACCGTCCATCCTGTACGAAGGTTCGGAGAACGATGGTGAACATGCCCTCGACGGTGATTTTGTCGTCCAGCATCTTTCCGATGGTTTTGAACTTCGTATTTCCGAAGGCATCTATTTCCGTATGCCCGAGGAAGTAGACGATTTTCTGAGGAGGAAGATTCACGACTTCGCGCACCAGGTTCCAGAAGGAAAGGCCAATATCAGTGAACTTCTGATAGCCTGTTTCTTTGGCGCGGCGCATGTATTCGTTCGCCATAAGATACTGCACGTCATCTATCACGATGATGTCGCTCGCGGCTCTCTTTATAAGCGCCGTGATTGCCGCATAGTCGTCCGAATCAAACGACTTTTTGCTGTTCTTGAACGGGAGCGGTTTCGAGGCAACGTTAATCAGGCCGAACTTAGCCGGATCAAGGTTGCGCATCGAGGCGCTTTTCCCAGTTCCCGAGGTTCCCAAGATCATTACGGGGACGCCCATAAATACCTCCAAAAAATGATGATCTGTTTGATGCTCAGAACGGCTTGTCGCCGAGGCTGAGTTCTTCGTCTTTGCAAATTTCCTTGAAAAGCTGAATCGCCCTTTTTGCGTTTCTGGCTGATTCTTCGGGGGTGGAATACTCGGCAACCACGACGAGAGGAACCTTTCCCCTGGCGTTCATAGAAAACTCCATCTTCGTGGTACGCTTGCTTTCTTTGACGGTCGCCGAAGGTGCCGATCCTTGGCGCCTCTCCATCCTCTTACGGGTCATTATTGGCCTGCTCCAAACACGAGCGACTGGCTGGCGAGCGCGGCTTTGCTGGCTGCCTCTTTTCTTTCGTCGTCGATGCGCTTGGTCGATGGCGTTACTTTCAGCTTTTCCACGGCATGCCCAGGATTGTTTCGCTCAACCATGTGCCGCCCTCTGACCATTGCTTCGAGCCGTGAAGCGGCGGGAAAATCCAGATACAGGTAATATCCGGGTTCTCCTTTGAACGTCCCTTCAATGTCGAAATTCTCGCTCACCTCACCGCCTCCTTGATTGCGCTTTCGGGAATTAATAGCTTTTTCCCTATCCGCTTCGCTGTGAGCTTGCCAGCCTTCACCCAATCGGAAACCGTTTCCGGCTTTACGCGTAAGCGCTCGGCAACTTCCTTTCTAGTTAAATATTGATCCATAGATTCTTTCCCCCTTGCATAACCCATAATAAAGCACCTTTAACCGCTAGTCAATAGACAAAGAAGCATTCGATTCGATAAAGACATGGACAAGGTGATGGAAGATGCGGCCAAGGCCGAAGGGCTGGAAGTAGCGGCGTATATTCGGCGCTGCGCGATCCTGTATACCCGAGAGCATCACCCCGAGCTGTTTCCGAAGTCCTAGCTACCATCTCCAGCGATCCTCAAGGATTTTTATTTTCACGTCTTCCCCAATGATCGCCCCGGTCGGGCCATATAGGTTCAGCTTCTGGCGTATCTCGTCGTTCAGGGTGTAATGGGTGTTGCCGTTCTGATATATTTTGAGCGTGAAAAATTCACCATCATACGCTTGAGACTTATTTGCAAACATTGTTTCTTTTGCAGTTCTCTCAGGCAAAGGGCGCCCAGCGATGATATAGCAGACCTTTTCCAGGTCATCGGTAATTGTAGGACGATTCGACCAATAGCCAAACAATGAAGACCAATCGCCTGTATTGAGGATAAACATTTTGTCGATGCCATTATTGTTCCGCTTCTTCCTGGGCGCGTTGTAGCTGCTTCCGGTGTGATAGGTTCCTTCGGTGATCGAAGTGAATACCTGGTGTATCAGGGTTTTTACGTTGTCATTGATGAGGTCGGAAAGGCCAGCAAGCCAGGCCCGAGCAGTATCTGGTGAAAATATCGGAGTATTAAAATTCTCGATATCATTTTTGAGCTTCTCATACTCAGTGCAAAGCATATAACGGTGAAGGTGAAAAAGATTGACTAAGTAGCTCCAACAATATTTATCAATGCACTGCTCGTCTTTGTTGTCGCCGCTCGCCCGTGTTCGATCTTGTAAATCAAAAGGAGTATAGCCGTCCATCTGGCGGAACAGATCTCTGACTTCCCCCTCCAATTCTAAAAATGCAGCGATCTTGGTCAATGTCCTTAGTTTCAAAGTATAAAGCGACTCAACAGTATGCCTTGGCGCAACGTCCTTCGTGCAATCGTCAACTATCATGCTTTAATCCTTACATGGCGAGATGGGAAGGGTAGTTCTATGTCGGGAACAATCACCCCGCGGGCTTCTAGTCGTTCAATCGCCGCCTGTCTGTACTGCGTCTGCATTGCCCAATAGATCGTGAAATAGCCATCAGTCTCGCGGAGCGCGGAGATAATGTCGGCTTCCTGGTCGAGGCGGGTCATGTGTTTGAGCCCTGGATTTCAATGGCGATGTTTTTGCAGACTTTTATAATGTTGTAGCAGGCTTCGATTCGGCGGTTGTCATCGTCCAGCTCGTCGAGGTAGTCCATAAGGGCATCGATAAAAGCATCCTTTTCGCCCTCCGATGAAATGCGGATACGTTCCTTGAAGGCAACGCGCTTTTTCGTATGCTCGGCAATCGCCCCGACAAGCTCGTTTATTGACTGGATGGATTCGCCTATATTGATTCGTTTTTTAGGTGCTGAGCGTTCAAGCGTTTCATGCTCGGCCAGTAGATCGGCCTGCATCTTCTTGACCCTTGCATCGCGCCCTATCTCGTCCTGGGCGATGTTGTCATCTGTCCCGCGCCGCCAGCCCTCAGGCTTCGTTCCTGTGCGCTTGAATTCATCAATACGAGCCCTCGCCCGCTGCTCTTCTGATTGCCTAGCCTGGGCCTCGAGGGTTTCTATCTGGGCGTAGGCTTCTTGCAAATTCGAACTTGATTCGATTTTGCGGGCATACTTATTGACCGCTATATATTTCTCGGCGGTTTTATTGCTGAACCTGCAATTAGCAGTTATCCACGGCAAAAAATCCCCATGCCGTAGCCGTTCCTTGACCTGGCTTAGAATCTCTCCGGCGCGGATAGCGTCCTGGACGGTGGAGCGCATCTTCCCCTCAATCCCTGCATGAAGGCGATTCAGCTCGTCGGCGGCGGTGTCTATGGTGATGGCGGGGTAATTATCCACGGTAGTACTCCAAGAGTTTAGGCAGCACCCACGCCATGCCCTTGCCGGTGATCCTTGTCACCGATTTAATGCCGACTTCGGTTTCGTGCTTCGTGACGCGAAAGAAACCGGAATTGATGTATTGCTGATAGGGTTCGTTATAGTTCGATCCGTAGTTTGAAAGGATTCCCATATCGCGCAGCGCGGAAAACATTTTCTTCTGGCCCATATCGAAGCCGGTTTCCCGCTTCACCGCATCATGCAGGGACTTGGCCGCATCGTTCATGGAAAAGGATCGCTCGTCCTCCATGACAGCCATGCCGAATTCAGCGTATGGCTGTAATTCATGAAGCGCCGCCTGCATCCTCTCAATGACGGCGGTCGAATTTTGGAGTAGTACCGCGATTGCCTGATTGTTCATTACTTTATGTCCTCCCTACTTTTCTAAAGCCAATGCTCCCCATGGTCCACGCCCAGAAAGCTCGTGCAGATCCCGCGCATGAGCGGCTTTCTGTCACCGAATCGACGCTCGGCGCGTTCCCTTATCTCGGGAAGCTCGTCCCTGATCTTCCGTAAGCGTGACCGCCTTGAGAAAATTTCATCGCCCCGGAAGTAGATCGTCATTCCCGAATGGCTGAAAGCCGTCTTTTTTGATAAGGCATAATAAAGGTGATCGTATTCAGAAGCCGGAATCCCGAGGGCTTTCATGGCATTGACAAGCCGGGAATACTTTACGCCGTTGATCGTGACAGGATGATTGTTCATTTCCCATACCTCACTGCATCGAGCGGCTTCCTGGCTTCTTTGCACGAATCGCAAAGCCTTACATTAGCCCCCTTGCACAGATACGGCGGGCACATCATGGCCTCTCGGGTGGCGGAGTGCGTTTCGTCATGCTCAGGGTGCTGGTCTAAGAAAATACGGCCAATTATTGCTTTTAATTTTTCCATTCCTGCCTCCAATGAAAAAGGCCGCCCCTATCGAGCGGCCTTGCGGTTACAATGTGAATGCTACAGTATTGCCTGTGGCGATAGCTTCGTCGCTTTCGCTCTCGTCTTCATCCATCTGGCCGAGTTCTTCCGAGGACACGCCAGGATCGCCTGCAGGACCATCGCTATCGAAGGGCAGTTCTTCTTTCTTGCCCTTCTTCTCCTTTTCCCTGCGTTCCGCTTCGTTGTCGATAGCCTTGAAGAAACTTTCGTATACGGTCATGCCGTGATAGGTGCCTTGGCCGACGTCCAGATCGCGGGACTTCTCGGCTTTGAAAAGCAGGAAGGATTTCAGTTCTTCCGTTCTTTCCTGAACGATCTCCATGACGTTCGTCCAAAGCTCTGAATCGATCAGAACCTTTGCGCTCTCGGCGAGCTCAAGGAAAGAATCATCATCAAGGTCAGAAAGAAAAAAATCCTTCTCGCTGTTGTCTAAGAGCATGGAGATATAGCCAGGGGTGAATAGAAATTCCTTGGAAATGATAAGGACGATCTGCTTATATCCGGCGATATGCCCCTGGAGTGAAGCGACGACACGGCCGCTTTCTTCGATCTCGAGCTTATTGAGGGCTTGCTGCTTCTCGAATAAAGCCCTTCGGACGATAAGTTCCAGGCAATCAACTTCGTTCATCATTCCCTCCATGCGTAAATACTGATCGTCGCCCCAGGGGCAACATTGGCCGTTTCGTATTGCTTGGTCGTGTGGATCTCTGCGACCTGCGCGTCATCGCGCCATACCCCCCGATCCGTAAGGGCATCGATGGTAGACTTGAGAAGGTTGTCGAGGTCGGGCTTTACGGTGACAAAATTCTCTTTCTTGTGGGCTTTAGGGCGGGGGAGGATAAATCCGATCTTGAGGGCTATTGGGCCTTCGACCTGTCGGCCGGCAATCGGGGCTGCTTCGAGCATTACAATTTCCTTCCATCCCCTCGCCGTCAGTGGCGTGTACACCCCGGCATGGCCGCCCCGCGAAAAGGCCTTTACCCTCGGCTGTGGTTTTGGTGTCCCTATGGCATACAGACAGGCGTAAAGGTTCCAGCTCATACCGCCCTCGCTGTTGCCCTGACCTTCCGGCGCTCGCGCACGGGGAGAAGATCCCAATCCGTCCGGCGCTTGTTCTCAGGGATCGCCATCCATGCCGCATAGGTCGAGGCGTAGCAGCGCCAGGGGCGAGAGCTGGCATCGCAGGACGCCCCAAAGCCAGGGACCCGCCAAGGCTCGCGGGCGAGGGTTGTCCTGGATACGCTCTGGCGCTGTCCGATGTCGGCAAGGCTTAAGGTCAGCTCGCCCAGGGCGATGCGCAAACTCTCCGCGAGGGAATGAAGAAGGGCGCCCTGCTCGTTCACGGCGCCGGCCATGTTGTCCCGTGCGTCGATCATTTGCCCTTGCCCTCGGCGAGCGTCCGCTCATACTCGGCAAGGCCACGCTCTATGAGCTTCCCGGCCATGACGGCCTTCCCTAGCTTCTCCCGCTTGGCGATCCTCGCCACTCGCTTTCTTAACTTCGCGTCGATATCGGCGACGGCGTACTTTCCTTTTGCTTCCATGACGTGAATAGTAGTACGATGAATAGGTACTTGTAAAGTGGTTATTTCACTTTTATGAAATAATACTTGCATTTTATTTTCAAATAGACGATTATTCGTTCATAGTCCCTTAATAGGGACAACGGAGGATGGACAAAATGGGGAGGAAGAAGAAAGTAACGCTGAACCGGCAACTAAAATTCAATATCAGTGATGAATTATACCAGCGCGGTATGGCGGATAAAGACTTGGGCTATTATGCCGATAAGTACGAATCAGAGTTCTGGACATATATGATATGGCTCGGGACAAACTGCTATGAATCCGAAATAATTGATGTCGAGCTTCGCAATGAAAAGGCTCCAAAGATTTCTGGACTCGATAGACGAATTGGGGAATTAAACAGCCAGGCTGCGGGAGAGTAATCACCTTTCTGGCGAAGCCATCGAGCATCACTGGCGCGCAAAATCATAATAATGGCAAAATAGTTATGTTCAAGGATGTATCAGGATGGAATTTCGGGGGGGGGGGCAATAAGGTTTAGGAGTTTTTAGGAGGACAATAGATATATGAAAAAGCTAATAATAGCTTTTCTAGTGGTTGTGTTGCTGGGGTGTGCGTCATCGCCGAGGATAGTATCCTATGAAGATCGAATCATCCAAAAAATTATTGAAGTTGAAAAACCTAAAGATGTTCTATTTTCATTGAGCATGGACTGGATAGCCAAAAACTTCAATTCGGCAAAGGCTGTTATTGAATATCAGGATATGACAACCGGAAGAATTGTTGGCAAGGCCGTAATGCCGGTGAAGTACGGAATGGGGGTTCCAATGAATACCCATTTTACGCTCACTATCGAGGTTAAGGATAATAAGGTGAGGGCCAGCGTCGAGGACGCCTATGTTGTCGTTTCAGTGGCAGGGCACAGCAGCCAGCAAATATTGGACAATGAGTTCACGATAAATGAATGCTTAAGGCCAGCTGCTGAAAAGATGTTTTCTAATTTGGAAGCTGCACTATCTTCAAAATCGAGCAATTGGTGACAAGCCCAGGAACCGCGATTCCTGCCCCTTGGCTGCGTTTGTCCCTATTTGGGTACTATTTCACCTAGAACGTCAGAAGTCTATCCGTGCGCAAGGCGCGACCCGGCTTTTGGGGTAATTACCGGGCATCGTCAAGCTTCTTCTGTATCCCTTCCCCCGAGAGCCTCACCGTCTCATCGTCGGGATGCTGATACCCCTTCGTTGTCACGCTCGA